AGCTATGTAAGCCATAATCCTGATACACTTGGTTACTTTTTGTACCGAAACACAAAGATCATGCACATCGTTTATCTTTTCTCCATCGAGTCTAATTTCCTCAATATTGTTAAACTGAGTAGACCATTCTCCAGAATCCTGTAAGACAGTCAGCGTTTGTGTAGGGAATTGAGCAATATTTGTTTGTCTTCTCATAGTTTGGGGTCGGGCAAGACGGCGTTTTCAATTTTATTGTTCTTTTTTGTTTTTCAAATTGTAAGCAAACCTAGCAACTTTCAGGTCGTCAGGTTCATTTTCCTGATCTTTTACTAAGTTTAAAAAAGAATCGATAGAGGCACTGATGATCTGAATTGAACTCATGTTGAGGACTTCTGCAACTCTGAGCATTTCATCGTGCATATCTTTAGGGATTCTGGCTGATATGGCCATATATTTTGTTTCACTCATATCTGCATAAATACAATTTGTTATACGCTAGTCAACACTTTTTTACACTTTGTTTTACTATGTTTACTTTGTTTTGCACTTTTTTAACTTTTTTTACTTTTGTCTGTTGACATCACCCGACGTAACCGACAGCAGTTTGTTTCATGAGTACGAAAAATGTGGTAAAGATGGAAACGGTTTCGTTGTCTGAGGCAGCAGAAATATTAGGTTTAAAGTCGTTTAGAAATGTTAAAACTTTGATTGAGCGTGGAGTCCTTAAAGGATATCGACGTCAATGGTCAAACCGTCTTCGGGTATCGAAGGAAGATGTTGAGAGATTAAGTTTGGTTGAGGAGGTTTCCTGAGATGATAGAGGAACTGAAAGAGCCATTCAAGGAAGCAGCAGTTCGCTGGCGAGTTGGAAGAATCCGTAAGGATGGCACAAAAGCAACTGCTCTTGCATATGTTGACTCAAGGGATGTCATGAACCGACTCGACATGGTAGTCGGTTACGACAACTGGAGTGATGAGTATTTCGAGACTCCAACAGGAAGATTAATTTGCACACTCAAAATCAAGATTGGCAATGAATGGGTAGGCAAAGCTGACGGTGCTGGAGACACAAATGTTGAGGGCATGAAGGGAGCAATCTCTGATGCTTTCAAAAGGGCAGCCGTCAAATGGGGAATTGGTAGATATCTTTATTATCTGCCTGAGGTTTGGGTTGATATCAATCAGTATAAGCAGATTGTAAATCCTCCCTCTCTCCCCAAATGGGCTTTACCAAAGCTCAAAAAGCAAGCGGGTGAAACGGTGGACACGTCGGGATGGGAAAAGTAGTTAATCCAAGAGAATGGGAAGGAGTTCCCAAGATGTCAGGCAGTTCAGTTTTTGAGAACATGCTCTGCAAGGCACGATTCAAGGCATCACTAAGCTTCAAAGATTACGAGGAGTCGGATGCTACGAAAGGTACTGAACTTCATTCCTACATGGAAAACGACACTCCACTCGATGACATTCTCGATACCAATGATCAGTTTATCATTCGGGAGTGCCGAAGAATGGAAGCAGAAGTAACCAAGGAATTTGGATTACAGGGTAATGTGATCAAGGAGCCAAGGTTATGGCTCAAGGATAGTAAGGGAGTAGGTTTCCTCTCTGGGCAGATCGACAGGCTCGAGATATCTGGAGGGGAAGCCTCTGTCCTTGACTATAAGATGCTATACGGTGCTTATGAGCCTGCACCATCAAACAAACAGCTACAGGTTTATGGTTCGTTGGTTTTCCACAATTACCCTGAGGTTCAGGTAATCTACTTGGCACTCCTGCAACCTGCTTTGGGTAAATGGACAAAAGCCGTGATGCACAGGGATGTATCAGAGTTTTTAATCAAAAGAATCCAAGATTTAGCTGAAGAGGTGGAGCAGGATGATGCTCCTGCTACCGCAGGTGCAAAACAATGTAAATATTGCAAGGCATTGGCTCACTGCCCTACCGCCTTCGAATACTTAAAAAATGAAACACTTGAAGAAATTAATATGGATAATATATCGAATGAAAAATTGGCTGAGAAGTTGGAGCTTGTCGGTCTTATCGAAAGGTTTGGAAAAAGCATCAAGAGCACTGCCAAAAGTCGGCTGGAGGCTGGAGTTGATGTGCCTGGTTATAAGTTACGCAATACTGGGAAGGTTACGACTTTTGATACAGTGGGTGCTTCAAAAATTCTCTTCGGCGCAAACCTCCCTGTTGCGCAATTCCTATCGGCTACAAAGATATCTGAACCAGCCTTAGTCGAGGCATGGGCAGAGCATACAGGACTTCCGAAGGGTGAAGCGAAGAAAGATTTACGACTTAAATTGGAGCAGGTCATGTTCCAAACAGACAAAGCTCAAAGTGTTTCCAATGCTTAGGTTTTTTATAAAGTGCAATCCGCCTAGGTCTACGGCTCAGGCATCAAAAAGAGTGGGGGTAAAAAAAGATGGAAAACCATTTTCCTATACAGATAAAAAGGGCAAAGAACTTGAAGCCAACTTCACGGCTCTCCTCATGCCTCATGTTCCTAAAGAACCAATGGAAGGCCCTGTTAGGCTTATCATCGAGTATCGCTTGCCGTTTCTCAAATCTGAGAAGAAAGCAGTAAAGAAACGAGGATGGGCATATCATTGGAAGAAGCCTGACTTGGATAATTTACTGAAACTTTTTCAGGACACTATGGGCAGGCTTAATTTTTGGAATGATGATGCCCAGGTGGTAGAGCTAGAGATGACCAAGGTTCGTCACAAGGATAGTGGCATTAATGTGATAATGTTCGGTGTGGATGAAGAGACTTGAAGTTAGAATTTCTGAGCACGTTGATGCTCGGCTGGAACAAATGAAACTGATGTTTGGCATGGAACGGCAACAAATATTGCTCGCTGCTTTCGCTCAGTACATGCCAGACATCCAGCCAGCCCCCAAAAGAAAAACCTCTACCCAAAAGGATAAGGAAAAACCTAACTTAGGTAGTGGTACACATGCCAAAAATGTTGAAGAAGTGATTGCTTACTTTCGGCACAGAGGAGTTCCTGAGCCTGTCGAACCCAAAGCTCAGTTATTCTTTGAGCATTATCAATCGATAGGTTGGAAGTCAGGCAGAAACACCTTCAAGCATTGGGGTTTAAGACTCAAGAATTGGACAACTAAGCATCCTGATTGGGAGCCAAAACCGAAGACGGAGAAGAAACCCATTAAAATGTCTGCATTCCTAAAGTGGGCAAAAGAATTTCGTCCGCCTGTCTACGAGAAATACAGACAGACTGAAAGTATTTCTGAGGTGGATGAATATTACATAGATGAATATACTAACCGATAGTGATTCATTTGCTGAGCGTGGACTTCTGTCTACGATTGCCAAGGACTCAAATCTTCTAAGTGACTGCTTAGAAAAGAATGTTGATGAAACTTGGTTTACTGAGCCAATTCATGCGAAGATTTGGCAGATTTTGATTAATGTTGAGGACAAGTCAGATGTCATGGATATCGATGTTATCCTTAGCATTGAAGAAGAGGATCGTGATGAAGCTGAAGAAATCATGCATTCCTGCGATACTGCTGGTGCATTTAAATCATTCTTTGATGCAGTTGAGGAAAATCACAGGAAAAGATCTATTAATAAAATAGCTCTTAACATCCAGGATCGGTTGATGGATAAAATGCCTTCATCTGATGTTTTAGAGAATGCTGATAAAGAGTTAACTGCTCTTTCTGTAACTAATCAGGAAACTACTCGTTCTGCGAAAGAAGTGGTAGATTCGATGTTTGCTGAACTTCTGAAACAGATGGAGTCAAATGGAATGTCAGGCATCCCTTCGGGAATAAAAAAGCTAGATATTATGACAGGTGGGTGGAAAGAAAATGAGCTTGTTGTAGTGGCCGCAAGAACTTCTGTCGGAAAAACTGCATTTGGCTGTGAGCTATCCTTGGCAGCTCTCAGAGACAATAAAAAGGTTTTGTTTTTCTCACAGGAAATGAAAGCCGAAGCAGTGATGCAGAGATTAATTGCTAACATTGCTGAAGTTCCCCTTAAACTGATAATTGATAAGACTGCAAGTAAAGAGCAGAAGATTGCTTGGCAGAAAGCCATGGATTACATGAAGGAAAAAGATCTATGGATAGATGATCGTGGATCTTTGAACTCCGCCCAAGTTAGAGCAAAAGCTAGAAAATTTAAAAGAGGTCAGGGGCTTGATGTAATAGTTTTAGATTATATCCAAAGAATGGCTCCTATGGATGGCAGAATACCGCGTGAACAGCAGGTAGCTGAGATGGTTACATCATTAAAGAACTTAGGGATGGAATTAAATATACCCATCATTGCCCTCGCACAATTAAACCGAGGTGCAGACGAATTAAACCGTGAACCAAGACTTTCGGATCTGAGAGATTCAGGTGCTATCGAGCAGGAATCGGATGTCGTTCTTCTTCTGTGGAGAAAGAATGATGATCCTGCTGAGACTGTTGTTTCAGTAGCTAAACAGAGACAAGGCCCGATAGGCCCAGTACCCCTGACCTTTAATCCTCAGATTCAAAAATTCACATATAGAGTAGAACCAACATTAAACTAATATGCATAAATCAAGTATCATCGGACGATTAACGAGCGATCCGCAAAGCAAAACAATAGGAGAAGCCACGCTAGTAACTTTTAGTTTGGCTATGAACGTAAGGGAAGGTGGCGAAAAGAAAGCACACTTTTTTGATTTCGAAGCGTGGAGACAGGCTGGCGAATACATAGCAAAGTATGCCAAAAAAGGTGATGCCGTTTACCTCGAAGCTGACGTAAGAACTGATCAGTTTGAAGACAAACAAGGCAATAAAAGAACAAAGACTAAGTTCATTGTAAAACCTATGTCTTTTCAGTTTTTGCCCGCCGGAAGTAATCCTGATGGGATCAGTTCCGAAGGAACTGATCAAGCCCCCTCCAAAGCCAAAGCAAAGGTTTCTGACAAAGTAGCAGATCCTGATTTGGATGAAGACGTGCCTTGGTAATGGCTACCTTACTGAATAAAAGCGTAACCCGTGAGGTTCCTGTCGATGATGGCAATGGCAGGAAACTCATAGTTACCATAAACGCTGAAGACTTAACCATAGACTTTAAACCCAAAGGTCGTACTAGCAAAGCTATCGTTAGCTTGCCGATCCAGAAGGTTTATCAACTCGTAAAAAACGCAAACTGAAATGACTAAAGCAAAACAAAAAGCAACTGCCGAAGAGGCACAAGTAGAAACGCCAGCTTCTCCAGAAGAGGCTCAAAATGAATGGGATAATCTTTCTGTTGACGATAAGATTAACCGTATTGTGCAAAATGCCATGTCCAAGGGCGAAGGAGCACAAATCATGGGTCAGTTAACTGAAGCTATTAAAACACTTTCAACTCGTGTTGAGAATGTTGAGCTTAAGTTAAAACTCGCAGAAGCAAATGCTTCCGCATGAGTTAAGTGTTGAATACTCCGATAGGGAAGACGAGGTTAATTACCTCGTCTTCCTTAAAGGAACAAACTGGACTGAGTTAAAAGAATTGGTGGAAGAAGGATACAACGAGTTTTGGAAGAAAGATCAGGTGTGTGGATTTGATTTCAATGGGAATCGTGTGGGTACAGGTATCCCTAGAGTGAAACCTAGTTATATAAGTAACAATCCTTATGAAATTTTTTGAGGTACAGCACTTGGAAGCCAAGCGCTTTCTTTTAACTAGCCTCAAAAACCCAATGAATGTCCACCTAGTGGACATGGATGAGTATGACGGATACGGGGAATGTTCCTGTGAGTATTGGCAATTTGTAATCGGCCCAAAATTAAAAAATGGAAAAAAACCTTTTAAAAGATGCAGACATTTAAGATCAGTAATGCAATTAATGGCAAAGAGTTCAACTACCCAATAGTGATTGGGCTTACCGGCCCAAAGGGAGTAGGTAAAACTACATTAGCTCATAGAATCGGAGGTACTTTAATAAGTTTTAGTACTCCTATTAAGAAAATGCTCGAGGTGATTCTACCTCGTATAAACATATATGAGGAGAAAGAAAAACAATTACCTGGATTCCCAGAAGGAATAAGTGCAAGAACCCTTCTACAATCTTTGGGTACGGAATGGGGCCGTCTTCATTATCCTGATATATGGGTAAATTTTGTTGAGGAGAAGATAGCTGAAGAGATTGGTATCTGGAAATACAATCATGTGTACAGGGAGTTTCCGCCTAGGATTATTATAGATGATGTCAGGTTTAGGAATGAGGCAGAAATGATCCGCAGGCATGATGGAGAAATATGGAGATTAAAAAGAGAGGGAGTTGATTATTCGGAGGATCATGTATCTGAGGTAGCACTTCCTGACGAACTGATAGACAAGGAGATAATAGTGGATGAATAAATGGGAAATCATAGCAGATTGGGCATTTTTAATTTTAATGCTTATAGCAGTTATGCTTGGCGGTTGGCTTTTGGGTAGTTGCACACATTGTGATTTGAAAAAAGATCACATTCCAGGTGTGTCCTGCCCACCAGCGGATGGTTCGCATGGCCCCTGCCCTTTCGGGTGTAAGAAGAAGAAAGATAATCTTCCAATATGGGTGAGATAGATGACAATTACTACATCTGTCCGATTTGTCAGCTAAAGTGTCACATTGATGATGTTGATGCGTGTGACTGCTTTGAGACTGATGGGAGTGAATAAGCTTTGATCGAAGTAGTCCTTACCGCTGAAGAATGTCGTGTGGTTCGCTATTTAGGGCAAGCACGTCGGCAACGCAATCGGGCAAGTGGTGTAACAGATAAACTTGTAGCTAAGGAGAATCCATTAGAAATGGATATCGAGGGTATTGGGGCAGAGTTTGCATTTGCCAAACTTTATAACCTTTACCCTCCCTTCGATGTTCATCCACGAAAGGGAACTGCTGACTTTATTGTAAAGGGCAGAAGTATAGATGTTAAGACATCAAAACATCAAGATGCTAGGCTTATAGTTCCTCCATATAAGATGGAGGATGCTAGAATTTGCGACTCATATGTGCTCGCAACAGGTGAATTACCTAAATACACATTTCGTGGATTTGCTAAAAAAGAACAAATATGTAACCCAAAAAACTTGATAACACTTAGGAGTTTGGTTTATGCTTTGACTATCAAAGAATTAAACCCAATGCCA